CTGCTATACGTTCTCAAAGCTGTATTCGGAGGCTAAAAGGGTAGGTGCTCAGGTCAAGACAACGGCTCTCACAGCCGCAAATATTCTTGCGGATTTTGACGAGAACCTTGAAAAGCTGGAGGACATCGGCGTACCTCTTGACAGACTGGTGCTTTTCTGCACTCCCGCATACAAGAAACTGCTTAAAAATGCGGAGGGTATTCAGCGTACCCTTGACATCAAGCAGGGCGGCGGTATCGACAGACGAGTTCACAGCATTGATGATATAGGAAATATCGTGACAGTACCGTCAGCAAGATTTAAGACCGCTTATGATTTCACCGACGGCTGTAAGTCTGCGGAAAGTGCAAAGGCTATTGACTACATTCTTATCGACCCCGATTGTCAGGTGTCCAGAGTTAAGTATTCGTACATTCACCTGTTTGCTCCTGGTACAGACAGCAGGACTTCCGACAATTATCTGTACCAGAACAGACGTTACAACGGCACATTCGCAATAGATCATCTGTTTAAGGACGGCTGTATCATTCACGCCGCAGAGTAAGGAGGAGTTTACATGAAAGCAGTAAAAGCGAACAAGGTGTACACAGTGGACGAGACCACAAAAGCGGCGTATCTGTCGCAGGGCTACGACATTACGGACGACAAGGGCAATGTTCTTGAACGTTCTCCGTCGGGCATGGTAAGCCGTGCTGAGTACGACAAGGCTCTTGCGGAGATAAAAAAGCTTAAATCGGAGAACAAGGACCTTAAAGCTGAAATTAAGGAGCTTAAAGCAGGCGAAAAGCCTGACGGTAAGAATGAGTAAGCTTTATCTTTCCCTTGACGAATATTCAGGCAGTATTCCCGAGGATCAGCGGGAACTCCGTCTGAAAGACGCTTGCAGAGCGATCGACAGCTTGACATTCAACAGGATCGTGAAAAAGGGCTTTGACAAGCTTACCGGATTTCAGCAGAGTATGATCAAGGAGGCTGTTTCAAAACAGGCGGATTTTGCGTATTCAAATGCGGAACTGCTTGAAAGTCCCCTGAGTTCTTACAGCATATCGGGAGTATCAATGTCCTTTGACCGTTCTAAGGTGCTGACCGTCGGCGGAGTGACTACCACAAGCGAGGTCTACGGACTGCTTATGCAGACAGGACTTTGTTACAGGGGGCTGATGTGATGAAATTTCCGAAGCTTGTACCCGACAGAGTTTGTGTAACTCCCGTTAAGGTTTACCGCACCGACGGGCTGAACCGCGACGGTTCAAAGAAAAAGACGGTGATTTTTGAGGGCAAATGCTTTCACAGCGAAAGATCCAGACAAAAGCTTAACGCTGAAAAGCAGCTTATCACACTGTCGGGTGAGGCTCTTTTCAGCGGAGACATTGCTCCCGACAGTGTGGTGATCGACGGCTATGTGGAAATAGGCGGCAGGGAATATATGATAAACGCTTCCGAAAAGGCGAAAAATCCTGACGGGAGCGTTAATTATACACGACTGGAGCTGATTTGAAATGCTTGACAAAAAGCCATTTTGCGGGTATAATATATGTAAGGGGAATTGTTTTGTATGTCACAGAAAGGGTGATTTTATGAGCAAGAAAGAGCTTGCATGCAGTATGATCGACAATCTTACAGAGGAACAGTTGAATGCGCTTATGGTAATTTTAAAAAGCTGGGAAACTGTAAATGACATTCCTAATGAAGAAACCCTTGAGGCAATGCAGGAAATGGATGATATTATGAGCGGTAAAATTTCTGCGAAACGTTATGAAACCGTTCAGGAAATGGTCGAGGATATAATGGGGGAGGATTGCGGCGAATGAGATTGACAATCGTTCCAACCTCGCGTTTTCGCAAAGATTTCAGAAAGGCAGTTAAAAGAGGACTTGACATTTCAGCTTTTGAAAAAGTGGTCGATACACTTGCACAACAGAAGCCTCTTCCGCTGAGTAACAGAGATCATGAATTGTCAGGAAATTTTAAGGGATACCGTGAATGCCATATTCAAAGCGATTGGCTATTGATTTATAAGGTCTATAACAATGAGCTTGTTTTATCGCTTGAACGTACAGGCACGCATTCGGACTTATTCAAAAAGTAAAACTAAGCACTTCGAGAGATCGGGGTGCTTTTATTATACCCGAAAGGAGCTGACGGCAAATATGGGTGTTGAGATACATCTGGATATTCAGGCAATCAAGAAAATCGGACAGGCGGCTGTTGAGGCGGCTGTGCTGACTATGGAGCAGACAAGAACAGACCTTGTAAACTCCGCAACAATGCCGTTTGAGACAGGTGATATGCAGAACAACCAGACTTTTGTTGCTGTTGAGGGAGAAGATACCATAAACGGTGAAGATATTTATTCCGTTTCTCTCGTAACAGGATCACCACAGGCGCGACGGCTTTATTATCACCCTGAATATCACTTTAAACAAGACGGAAATGGAAATCACGGCGCAAAATGGTTTGAACCCTACATCAGCGGCGACAAAAAAGACTTTGTTCAAAATACATTCACCGAAATATTTAAGGAGAAAAGCGGCGTATGACATTACTTGATATAGCGGATATGCTTGCAGACATTATGAGATCTGAGGCTGTCTATGCAGGCAATATCGACGGAAATCTTGACAGCTGTATAGGAGTATACAACGCAAAAAACGCCGAAGATCAGCGTATCTGCATAGGCGGAAAAGTCTGTACAAAAACAAAGGAAAAACACATTTCGATACTTATTCACCACACCGATAATCCCACGTTTGCGGAGGAACGGGCAGAGGAGATACTCGACAAGCTCTCCGACATTCGGGAATACAAAGCAGAGCATTTCAAAGTGCATTTTCTTAAATGCAAAAAGCCTGTTCCCATAGGCAGGGACGAACGGAGCATATGCGAATATGTTATCGAAGCAACAGTATATTATGAAAGCGAGGAATAATTATGTCAAAATCAGGAGTATATCCCGTATACGAAAATCAGTTTAAGATCAATACAGCAGGAATAGACGGTACAGACGATACCGACGTGACCATTGCCGATATGGAAAGCTTTTCGGTGTCCATTGACGGAAACATCGAGGAGTGGAAACCTTTCGATCAGGCAGGCTGGACAAGACGTCTGCTTACAGGTAAGTCCATTACAATAAGCGTGTCGGGCAAAAGAAACGTGGGAGACCCGGGCAACGATTATATTGACAGTCTTGCCCTTAAAACGGGAGCAGCGGCTACCACCAAGCTTACATGGACTTTCCCCAGCGGAGCAAAGCTTGTGCTCAAAGGGGTTATCAGCGTGACCGAGTGGGGCGGCGGAGACAGTACGGCAGTCGCTCCGCTGGCATTCGATATCGCCTCAGACGGCAAGCCGACATTTACCGAAGCTCCGTCGGCGTAATTATCACATAATTTGACAAATTATAGTTCCTGTGGTATAATCATTACGGGTACTGTACATTAACGGAAAGCTTAAAAAAGCTTGGCGGTTTCTCCCGAAAGGGAGGTGATAACAATGGTTACATATTCGGATATGTTTTTATTCGCAACTGTGATAATCAGCGTTATTGCTTTGTGTTACAACATCTTCAAGAAGAAATAACACATAGTTTCTTATATCCATAGGCAAAAAAGAAACACCGCCCAAGTCGACCAAACTGACGGTGTTTCTAAACACATAAAGTAAGGGAGATGACCGCTTATCGCAGTACCCTTTTCTATTATCATTATACCACAGATATAAAATTTGTCAAGCGTTCCGAACGATCGGGGCGCATTTTTTATACTTAAATTCAGAAAGGAAGTCATTATTATGGCAAAAATGTACACACTCGACAGCAAATTACTCACAGGAACACCCGAGATAAGAATAGGCGACAAGGTCTATCCCGTTGACGACAGACAGAAAACCGTCAAGAAGATACTCGACATATGCGACAAAAACGCAGAGGAAAAGAACCTCGATACGATCGACGAGGTTTTCAAGCTTGCGTTTTCTCCAAAGGACTTCAAGGAGATCGACAATGCAGATCTTTCGTGGGCAGCTTATCAGGAACTTTTTGAGATCGTGATCTCCGCAGTAACGGGACATGAAAAGGACGAGATCGGAGAACGATTTCCGCAGGGGGAAACCAAGTAAATTTGAAGAAAGCTTTTACAATCTTGAATTTGACAGGGAGCTTATAGCGCAGTCCATAGCAAAGCAGTATCATATCCTGCCCAGCGAG